TTATTCTCTCCCCCTTTTTTTACGTCTTCCTATCTCTCTTTTAGAAACATTATATACGTAATGTAAAATTATTAATTCAAATTCATTAACCCGTGATATTTTCAGCCTGGCAACACATCCATCAATCACTAATCCATCGTCATCGCTGCATGACGGCTTGGATGCTCCAGATGGTGGCAGAAGGCCTTTAAAACCTGCAGCTATCGGCGAGTAATCAATGCAGCTATTATCTTTTGCCCATACACCCCATCGGGATAAAACTTCCTGAATATCACGCATTATTCTCTCCACACTTATTTTTGCTTGCCGGTAGCGATAACACCCATCGCCAACGCCTTATCTAAAGTCTTAACCAGCAATAAAATCTGGCTCCCGTTTATCTCTTCCCAGTCTGTTGTGTTCGCATGTAACTCGTCATGACACCTCCTGCACAGCGGTATCGCGAACAAGTCATGTGCTTTGGTAGCCATTCCGCCAAGACCGTTGCCGGTGATGTGGTGCGGGTCATCCGCCTGTCCCCCACAACCACAGCAAGCTTGATGCTTCACCCATTGGGTGTACTTCGCGTTCTCCCATCGGCGGCGCTTGGGCCGTAGCATGAAGCTTTCCGGTGTCTCGGGGTCGATTGCCAGATTAAGGACTGGCTTAACTCTCTCCACCACCTCCTGAATCATCTCCGTTGCCGCTCGTTCTGGTTGTATATCTGCCTCCCGGCCAACAGCCTTAATTGGTTCTTGGGGTCGCAAACGGAACACCTTACGCGCGGCGGATTCCGGCAAAACATCAACGACACCTTTGAGACATGCCCACCAGCACAACTCTGGAAAACTCAGCTGGTGACCCTGCGGCAGCTGTAACTCGGTCATGGCGGCGCGGATCACGTATTCAGCTTGATTGATATAAACCAGCTCGTCTAAGCCCTCTACCAGATGACCACGAAGCTTTGTATCGTGGTACCAACAAAGGCGAACGGCACTTAGTTCGTATTCGGTCACCGTCAGGTTTTTATCGTGATAATTGTCCTCTCCATGCTTCCACTGGCAACCCTTGCCGTGTTCAAGCCAGATCTTCATACTTTCTATACCACCAGCAGCGGTTATCACCCGCTTATCCAAGAAAAAAACCTTCAAACGCTCATCATCCAGCAGAGACTGATTGGCTTCCGGTATTTCGCCGATCGAAAAGTGTGCCAACTCATCCGGGACAGACGAAATTAGCAGGCGACGCTGGTGGAACAAATTCATGAGGCCGCTGCCAGGCTTCAAAATAACGATCCCGGCGTCTCGTTGTGGATACGGCGTTAATATTGCTCTCATTCACTCCCCATTAGGCCGCGCTGGCCGTCACCATCAACCGGATCAATTCCTGAACTTTTGATTCATAGAAGTGAGGCTGTGTTTCTCTTGGGTTATTCGGGCTGGTAATGTTCTTGCCGTACTGCAATCCCTTAGCTGTCACTGACCAGAACTGCTTTTCGCCATTGCGGGCTTTTGCTGAATTGCTTGGGCGCGTTAATCGCTGGACAATGCCGAGGCGAGCGAGACGCTTAAATGCTTCTGTTGGGCTGACAGGGATTGAATTATTTTTGAGAATGGTACTCAGCGCCTGAGTTGGCCGGCTGGATCCATCAACGGCATTACTTGGCGCGTCAATGGCATATTCCGGTGCTAGGTTTGGCAAACCAGCAGCAACCTGCAACTTCTGGCAGGCCCCAAGGACTGAGGAATTTGAAAGGTTGAGCTCTTTACGCATGAACTCGAGCAAGATAATCCCAGCCTGCATTTTGTCAGCAGATGGGTTAGCGGCAGTGATGGAATGGGTAACTACCTGATCGAAGGTACGGATGACTTTAAGGCTGAACGTTGGGCTGATCCACATGGCATAGGCATATACCAGTTCTTTGCAGACATATGTGCCTTGTTCGACACCACCACGAACAACGTGAACTGGTTGCTCCGTAGGCGAGTTGCTAATTTGCAACTCGGTCACCAACTGTACAGCTTGCTCATTTCTGAGCCAGAAAGCGGGTTTATGCTTATCTAAAGCGCCAGCGGCACGGTGTAAATCATTGAGGCAGTAGCGGCCATCTTTATCCAGACGAACAGAAACACCCTCAATTACGAGTAATTGATTCATAGATAACTCCACAGTTTATGTTTTATTTGTCCCCTATCGGCTGCACACCGACTGCACAGGGAACGTTCACTGCACTGTATAAACGTACAACGAGTTGGAGGCTTGTGCAATTTCAAATTACACCCCCAGCGCCAGGCATAAATTCAGTAATTAACAGCTCAGCTTTACCACCCTTTATCACCGGCCCCCACTCGACCACCATTTTTTTTATCTGACTATCGTCACCCCACACACCGGCGTGTGTCATGCAGTCGAACAAGGCTTTCTGGAAGTTATCCAAATCCCTTTTAGCCCGCGTTGGCGGAAACAATACAACATGCACCTCAACTTCCGTCATGATGGGCTTTGGTCGTCGCCTGAGTTGCTCGTAAATGGCCGCAATAGCGTTACTTCGGAATAAGCGCCCTCTCTCGCTGATCTTCATTCCGGTATTAGTGGCGCGCCAGTACCCGTTAACGCTGGGCGGGAAAGGTAACGTTAAGCGCATGACGCCTCCCCTTTCAGCATGAGTAAACTGTTAATGACGGAGTCGGCATGCTGCAGCGCTGCGGTGTAATCGAAGGTGCTTAGCTCCCCCGTAGGGGAGCATGCTGTTAGATAGTTTCGATATTGCTGGAGCCAAAGAAGCTGCATTTCATTCATTGACTGCCACCTTTACAGAATGGGCAATACGTGCCGCCGCAGTAGTCATATAATCAGCATCTAACTCGATGCCAATAAAGCTGAAACCATCTAACAGCGCCGCCTTACCTGTAGAACCAGACCCCATAAATGGATCTAAGACGGTTCCGCCGGCAGGTGTTATCAATCGGCACAAATAGCGCATTAGTTCTGTTGGTTTTACCGTTGGGTGACTGTTCCTGGCGCCGTTGGTTCTACCGGCCCCAGCGCGTGGATCATTTAGGCCTGCGCTACCTTCCTTCCTCCCACCTGTCATATCTGATGCGGATACTAGTAAAAAACGTTCCATACCTTCATCACGCTCTGCCTTACTGACCTTGGCGCAGTAAAAGAATCGTGCCGCTGACTTACTAGCCTCAATGCGCGCAATATGCTCGCGAGGAGCAGACATATCGCCGTAACACACCCTAGATGGGCGGGATTTTCCGGTAGTTTTCAGATCCCCTTGCTGACCCTTTGCATCAGGAAAAGAGGCGATTACTTCATCACTACCGTCATGTATTATATTTGCTGGCCATCGACCAAGCTCAGCGGCGTTCCAATCGGGACCGTCTGCAGGCTTGCTGTCCCTAATGTTCGAAAGCAGTTCACCGGATCCTCCTTTAAGCGCTTCGGTTGTTGGTAGCCGACTTAAATCTATGTTCAACACACCTGTACCGAACTGTATGACGTTTTGTTCAACCGTTCCGTTTAGTGGTTTTCTTGCCAAAACAATGGGCTCGTGTGCTGGCTTCAAAGCGGTACCTTTCCCCTGGTGCTCCCCAGTTAAGTTTTTTGACTTAGGGAAACCACTACCGTACAGCCACATAATTTGATCGCGGATCTCGAATCCAGCATCTTCAATGTTCACGACAAGTCTGTGGTAGGTCCGAGCGCCGCCAAATGCCAACAGATAGCCGCCGGGCTTGAGGGTACGAAAACACTCAAGCCACTGCGCAACAGTCGGCACCTGGTAGTCCCATTTTTGACCCATAAAGCTAAGTCCATAGGGAGGATCGGTAACAATTGAGTCAATAGAGCTTTCTTGCATACGGCGCAAAACGTCTTCGCAACGTCCCATATTTAGCTGATAAGTCATGCGTTCCCCCTCGCCCGGCGCAGTGCCCAAAGTTGCTGTTCAACCTGTTGTGTGATTTCTTTCAGCGATGATTTCAGGCGGTATTGTCTGTTCCCAGCTGGCCCAGTTATTTCAAGCGCGTGATCCCGATGATTTTTTAAAGTCTGCATCACAGTCGAAACGCATGTTGAGTTAGTGGGCTGCCCCGTTTTTTCTATGATGTCCAAAGCAATCTGCCTGGTACTGCGCGGTTTCTGGTTTTCGGTCATATCTGCGATAACAAGACTTTGGAGTGAGGTTTTCATGCTGCCTTCCCTCCCTGCATCCGCTGGTGGCATTCCTTCCAGATCTGGTTCCAGCGAGGCTGTGAATATGCTGGCCCCATGTTTCTCACGTTGGCTTTGCTGGCCTCGGAACAGACAAGCTTCTCCAGTTCGCTTGGCTTTTTGGTAGCCCCAACACCTGAGGTAAACCGGCGATAGGCGGCATCGCGCTCAGCAGCATCAAGCGTGGAGTCATTTTCTGCTGCTACGGCTTCACTTGAACATGCTGGACGGCCAGCTGTGTGCCAGGCTTTCGCAGCCAACAAGTTGGATGAGAACTTTTCGGACGAGAAAATAGTTGCCGGGTTCAGGCCACGCGCATATTTCGTGCCCAGCCAGCAGGCAATCAGGTGGTCGACCACGATAAGCATTTCAGTTCTGGTCGCCGTAGCGTTGCGCAGACGGGCACGAATGTGTTGCAGATTGCCGTCTGTCGGTTCGAACTGAACGCCGGTGAGTTTTGACAGGTGCTGAATAACCTCCGTCGCTTCTCTGGTTAAACGTTCAGAAATAAATTCCTCTCCGTCGGTCGGCGCAGCCGGCTGACAAGAGGGTTTTATGATCTGTTTGTTTTTATCTGTGTCATGATCTGTATAGAGATAGGATTCCGCACTTTCGCGGTTTCCATCATTCCGCACTTCTGCGATTTCCATTCCGCGATTCTGCGTTTCTGATTCCGCACTTTCGCGATTTGGATTCCGCACTTTCGCGGAGTCCAAGCAGGACGGGAATATTTTGGCAATTAGGGCGTCACCATCAACACGATAGTGCATTGTAGGGGTACCGTTTACCTTTCGACTTTTGGTCTCGATAATCCCAGGGAAATACTTCGTACACAGCTTACTGGTCAGGCGGGAAACCTGATCATCACTGAGCCCTTCCAGGTCATCCCCCATTTCCTTGTGACTCTTATAGAACCACCCTTCCCCAGCAGACGATTCGACACCAGACCAATATACAATTTGGTTTAAAATCGCACCGAGGACGTACGCCTGCTGGTCACCGGCGAAGAAGCGAATATATGGGCGCGGAATGATAATCACATTACGCTGGCCTGAAAGAGACTGAACAACATCAAATATCCGGCTCATCGATTACCCTCTCAAACTTCTGGCGAAAGAGTTCAACGGGCTGCGCGCATTCGTGGTCATATCCCGTTCGCATGAAGATGACGCGGTTTCCAAGTCGGTCGAAACCCACAACGTGGACCATAACGCCCCGCCAATCCTTATAGTACCGGTCAATCTTTTGGGTTGTTCCTGACATGAATACCCCCCGCAAGCAGTGTCATATCCGTGTCTTTCCCACCAGGTAGCAAATTTACGGTTACACGACAGTTGTCGACCACCAACCACTACAGCGTGTGACCGAAGCGATATCCCACCAACTGAGGAATGTTTATTTTTTAACGTCATATCTCTCTTCCTTCGCCTGGCGGGCTTTCATGCCTTCGCTGTTAAACTTATTCCAACGCGCAACCACATCTTCACGCGCTATGCTGTGGTTGCTGGGTTTTCCCGGCTCGCGTACTATTTCTACGTAGACGCAGGGCCGCTGCGATATACATTGGAATTGCACAACCGGCCTAACGCGGTTTACACTGTTCATGCGTTGATTACTCCACACTGTTTAGTTAATGCACCCGACGCCCCGAGCTGCACACTTGGGGCGTCAACTTCTCCGAAAAGCAGTTCTGTCACGACCATGATTTCTGCCACCAGCGCCTGAACCCGATACCCCTTAATTCGCATCCGCTTGCTTTCATCGCGATCTAACACGCCGTCTGCCGTCAACTCATTGTGGGCTTTTGCAAATTGCCCCAGCGCAGACAGCAACTCATTAAACTTAATCAGCAGTTCTTCATTGCCCATTTCCGCGATATCTGGAAATTTTACGAAGGTCCCTCCGTTGCTTCTGCACATAGCTTCGGTGATATCAGTACGCCCGGAGATCTGCTCCATCATGATGGCCATGCCGAATGGCACCATCTGACCACCAACCTGCCGCACGCGATTGCTCAGCGCGTTATGGGTACCGTCATGTGCCAGGTGCTGAGACATAGCGCCATATCCACCAGCAAAAGATGTGATAAGACGATGCATCGCCGCGGTGAATTCTTCTGGTACAGGGAAATTCTTGTTATCCACAATGTGTTACCTCTCTCTGTGGTTACGGCTGTGCGCCAGCGGTGGTAATCTTTTCGTATTGAGATGGGTCGTATTTGAGAGCACCGTTTGTGGCCTTCTCAGCCAATAACGCGTACTGCCATGGCACAATATCTTTCCAAAGACTGACGGTTGATTTTGAAACCCCCAGCGCTTTGGCTGCCGCAGTCGCAGTTCCGAAATGCGCTACTAAATCTTGTTTAAACATTTCACCTCCAGATAAATAATCAATAATGCAAAGTTTAATATTTCAAACGCAAAATAGTCAAGAAATTAAACCCCATGTTGTTTAATTCTTTAAACATGAAAAAAGAAACGATGAGCGACCGCATAAACCAACGTATGAAGCTACTGAGGTTGCGGAGCACTAATTTAATGGGCGCCACTGGCGCATCGAAGGGAACCGTTAGTCAATGGGTAAACGGCGGTACCGAGCCGTCTGCGCGCTATTTGAGTAAACTGGCTGAGGTGTTAGGCGTAACTGAACGTTGGTTGTATGAAGGCGGACTTATCGAAGAGTCAATCGGGAACGCAACACCTGGCCCCGCACTGCGCCGCCGGGTTCCGCTGTTATCATCAGTGCAGGCAGGAGCCTGGAAAGAAATCGTCGAGGGGCATTTGCAGGACGTGACTGAGTGGATTGAAACCACAGCGAAAGTATCTCCTTACTCATTTTCGCTGCGTGTATCTGGCGATTCTATGGATAGCCCTCCAGGGCAAGGAATTTCCCTGCCTAATGGCTCCATCGTTATTGTTGATCCAGATGTAGAGGCAATAAATGGTCGTATTGTTGTTGCGCGCATCAATGGCTCAAACGAAGCGACAGTAAAAAAATTGGCTATTGACGGACCGAACATGTATTTGATGCCGCTCAATCCAAATTTCAAACCCATCCCATTCGATGAGAACTGCGAAATTATTGGGGTCTGCGTTCGCGTTGAAATGAATTTGATGTGACCAATTAAGCTTTACGAATGACCGGCTCCGGCCGGTTTTTTTTCGCCTCAAACTTTATTGTTTAATTATTCGAACTTTTTCATTGACAGTTCTGTTTGAAAAGTTAAACTTAAATCCAACAGACAGCACAACGGAAAGAACACAGCAGCTTAATGAGGTATCAGAATGGCCGAAGGTGAGCGTGTCGAGCTAAATGGTGAATGGACTCCTCTGTACAGTAAATGTCCCTGCTGCGGGTTCGACCTAAATAAGATCCCAGAGCCCCTTGCCGACAAGGTAAATGCCGAGCAAGCAAAGTGCCGTACCCGTGGGGCTAAACTTTCTTTTGTAGCCTTGGCCCATAAAGCGCTGGCCCCATACTTCTTGTATGTGAGTTCGAAGTGGGTGGTTTTTCCATTCTCCAAGACCAAGAAAAATGCCACCAAGCGAAATAAGTAATGTCGGTTTGGTTGGAAGGTTAGGAAGTAGGCCTGCGGCCGAAGCAAGAAAAATGGCTGTACAGACTGAAATTACCACCATGTACCAAGCGTCTAGCTTCAGTTTACTAACTGGATTTTCCATAGGTTTTAATTTCTTGGTTGTGTGAGAACTCCCAAGATAACACCGCCGCCTGAGGTGGAGAAGTATCCAGGCACACAACGCGAAGTTCACTGACGAGCAGGACATAGAGCCTGGTTCGATTCCAGGCGACAAACTTAAATGTTTGGTGATGGGCAGGGAAAAGGTCCGTTCAATTCGGACACCGGCAGTGTACTTCGCGTTGTGGTGTAAGCATCAGGTGATGGGCGGGCTACCTACCCGTCTGCGGTTTCGATACCGCCTCCACAATCCAAATCACTGTGGAATGTGATGCTGTGTGTAGTTTTTTGCGGCTGGACCCATCTCAATCAACCAATTACGGAGGAGTGAGGATAGTGTCCGCTACGGGCCAGCCGCCTTTTTTTTGCATTCATAGCGAAGAGTACCGGGCGGGTTATCCCTTTAAACCCTCGTACAGTATAAAGCCTCCCGTTCCGGTGCCTTTCGCTATGTGTGTGAGTGATTTTTCCGCAGGGTGCACTGCGATAACTGAGGGCATGACAATGACTGTAAGCCGTATGACCAACGTCCCGGAGTTCCTCTCCGAGTTAGACGCAGGCATCTTCGAAAACAAAATAGCTGCCGCGCTGAATAACGCCGCGCTCGGTGTGCTGAACAATGGCGGCAAGGGAAAAGTGACCATCGAAATCGATGTGTCGCGGATCAGTAACTCGATGGAAGAAAAACGCGTGATGCTGTCTCACAAGCTGAAGTTCTCTGCCCCTACACCGCGCGGTAAAACCTCAGAAGAGGACCTTACCGAAACACCTATGTACGTGGGTAAAGGCGGCAAGCTCACTATCATGCAGGAAGATCAGGGCCAGTTGTTCACCATCAAAGGCGATGCCGACGGCAAACTGCGCGACGCGCGCTAATCCGGCCAATTAATCAGACCTTAGCTAAAAGGAAAATTTCATGTCTCAAGTTTTAGACCAAACTGCGATCGCAGAAATCCGTGATATGACTTTCACTGGTTTTCTGAGTGATAAATTAGATGGTGCAGACTGCCCGACTATTGCCCTGCCGAGCAATGTGCGACTTCAAAGTCTAGAAGGCTATCAGCTGGGCCGTTTCCGTTTTCGTGGAAAGCTACAGACGGCAAACATCCCTGACTTTGTTCGCTACTGCAAAGAGTTCGCGGGCGAAGGCGTGCGCAGCTTTATTGACGCTGAAGGCATGGAGGCGGTGACCGTGTTTAACCTAGGCACCCTTGGCGAACCAGGTCATGCCGATAACACTGCAGCGTTAAAGCTCAAGAAAACGGCCCCATTTAAAGCGCTGCTGAATATCAACGGCCAGAAAAATCGCCAGAAAGATCTGGCTGAGTGGCTGGAAGACTGGGCTGAATACCTGCTGGCGTTCACCGCTGACGGCGAAGTTTTAGATATCAAAAGAGCTATTAGCGGTGTGCGTAAAATCACTATCGAATCATCCAGTAATTCAGACCATGAAGATTCTGACTTTGGCGCTAAACGCTCGCTTATGGAAACCGTCGAGGCCAAGGGCAAAGAGGCTATGCCTGCGGCATTCGAGTTTGCATGCGTGCCGTATGAAGGTTTGACAGAACGCCGCTTCCGACTCCGTTACAGCATCCTGACCGGCGGCGATGTCCCTGTCCTAGTGCTGCGTATTGTTCAGTTGGAAACAGCAGAAGAAGATATGGCCATCGAGTTCCAAGCTCTGCTGGAAGAGAACTTTACCGGCGTTGAAGTTGAAACCTTTATTGGTGACTTTACCGCCTGATAGCGCAACCTTAAATGCCCCAAACCAGCGGGGTATTTAGTGAATCGTTATCCATTAAATTTATTGCCGTCACTGGCAAGGGATTCGATCACCCAGAAATCAATGTGCAGGTTATTTCGATAATAAATTGTGGAGTAAAAAAATGACATGGCTAACAACATTTTCCGGTAAGCACTTCAACTTCCTAGCACCAGATATTGGGGCGATAAATAAAGAGGATATCGCCCAGGCTCTTTCAAATGAATGCAGATTTGGCGGTCATATCCCTCAGTTCTACAGCGTGGCACAGCATTCTGTTCTTGCCAGTTACCTGGTACCACGCCAGTACGCCCGCGAAGCCTTACTGCATGATGCGGTCGAGGCATATTGCAAAGATATCCCGCAACCGCTGAAAGGCCTATTGCCGGACTATCAGCGAATCGAACGGCAGATAGACCACCTGATCCGCTTTAAATATGCGCTGCCGCTGAACACTAGCCCGGAAGTGAAAATGGCAGACCTGATCATGCTGGCCACTGAGCGACGCGATTTAGAAATAGACGACGGAAGCATCTGGCCAATTTTAGAGGGAATAAAGCCTGCCGATATTCTTATACATCCACTGACACCTTCGCAGGCCCGTTCTGAATTTCTAAAGCGTTGGGATGAGCTATTCGTGAAAGAGGTATCCATCAACTTAAACGCTTACAGGGAGGGAAAGCCATGATTACCCACCAGCAGCAACCAACTTACAACACATGCATGTGCGCATGTATAGCGATGGTTGTCGGGTTACCGGTGCAAGAAGTAATCGATAAATGGCATGAGCACTTCCACGCCGGTAAAGGGGAATGGCTTGACGATGCCCTCGACTACTACGGAAAGCAGTACTTTTATGGGCATCCGCGTAAAGCAACCATCACCAATGGTTTCATTTATTTTCTAACAGTTCCTTCATTGAATATCGAGGCTGGAATGCATCAAGTGTTATGCCTGGCGCTTGAAGGTAACGGAGTCACTATTTATGACCCAGCAAAGGGCCGTGAAAATGCCCGTTACTATGTGGCTGGAAAACCACACTCAGCTAATGAAGTGCAGATTAAATCATGGTTAATAGACCTGATCCTCCCCATTGCCATGAAGGAGCAACCTCATGACCAATAAAACCCAAGTGGCTGAGCTATATTTAGCCAATCTATTAGAATTCAATTCCCCGCATAACGATACGGCGGCTAATGCTAAAGGTTGGGAGGTGCACGCGTTAGTGCTTCGTGTTCAATCAGCAGAAACCGAGCTTGCCGCGCTACGTGGGCAAAAGCCGGTGGCAGTGGTCGAGCTTAGCGACTCCCTTACTGTTGCTGAAATAAAGGGTGAAGTGCCACGCAGAAAAGCTGTTAAAGAGTTATACGAAAATGCGCTAGTCGTTGGTCAAGAGCTATTCACCCATGCACAGCCGGTGCCGGTTGTCGATGCTGGCATAATTCGCGATGCTAATCGCTATCGTTTTCTGCGTGATGGAGATGCTTGGGGCGAGGATAGCGATAGTTGGGACCCCGATACTCGGACTGGCCTAATCAGCTCGGCGAACTTGATAACCCTTGAGACTGGCAGCTTTGACGCTGCAATTGATGCTCGCATGGCAGCATCAGATATCCCGTTTTATAACCCTTTACAGCCGTTCTTGGTTAAGCCGGTGAAGTTCCCTAAAGACATGCAGATTTCTGATGCCATTAAAGCGAATATTTCTTCGGATTTTATGGATGGCTATAACGTTCGTGGAATTATGGACCGAAAAGCTGTTGAAGCCGCTGGCATTAACGTTTTATCTGCTGCTCCCGTGGCAGAGTGTCCACCAGCGGGCATTTAAATATCACCCTGTGTGCAGCAGGTAAAATAAACATGTGGAGAGGTTTATGTCTGAACATTCTGAAACCAGCATAATTTCTGATTCTGATATTGAAGCGTTGACCGGTTATAAAATCCCGACCAAGCAATGTGATGCTCTCCGTACCGCGGGGATCTTCTTCATTGTGAGAAGAGATGGACGTCCTCGGACAACTTGGCAGCATTTCAATGACCCTATGGGTCATCGTCAACAGCCTGCTGCCACTTCAATGCAGGAGCCAAATTTTGGAGCTATGGACTAATGGGAAGAAAACGCACAAACCCGGCCGATAACTGGATGCCCCCGCGCACTTGCCGGGGCCGTTCGGCCTTTGAATTTAAACCAAAAAATGGCGGTACTATCCGGCTATGCGGTTTTGACTCCTCTCCTGCTCAGGTTTGGGCAGCATACGAGGAATTAATCAACGATAAGAAAGATGAGAATTTATTCGAAGGCTTGGTGGATAGTTTCTTCAACTCTGGTGACTTTATGGAACTGGCAAAAGAAACACAAAAAGACTATCGGAAATATTCCGTGAAGGTTATGCCGGTATTTGGTGGCATGCAGCCAGATAATATTAAACCGGAGCACATTCGAAAGTATATGGATAAGCGCGGGGTTAAAAGCCGAACGCAGGCTAACAGAGAAAAGGCATTTATCTCACGAGTGTTTCGCTGGGGATATGAGCGCGGCATGGTGAAGATGAATCCGTGCAAAGGTGTAAAGCAGTTTAAGGAGCAGGCCAGAACGACATACATTTTTGATAAGCAATATAATGCGCTTTATAGCGTTGCGCCGACAGTCGTGAAAGTTGCAATGGAGCTGGCTTACCTGTGCGTTGCCCGCCAGGCGGATGTGTTGAGCATGAAAAAAATGCAGCTCTTGGAAAATGGAATAATGATTCAGCAAAGCAAAACCGGTGTTGCTCAGATCAAGGCATGGGGGCCACGTTTGAAGGCGGCTATTGCTCTTGCCGGAACTCTGCCGATTAATGCGGGGATGAGCAGTATTTTTGTTCTGCATCAGGCATCGGGGGCTGGTTACACGCGGGATGGGTTTAACAGTCGTTGGATGAAGGCAAAACAGGAAGCAAAGCAGAAATTCCCAGAGTTGGATTTCAATTTTACATTCCATGATCTGAAGGCGAAGGGGATATCGGATCTTGAGGGTTCTTTGTCTGACAAGCAGGCAATATCAGGGCATAAATCGGCGTCTCAGACGGCCAGATATGATAGGAAAATTGCGATTGTTCCAGCTGTAGGGGATCAATAA